ATTAACATGAGTAAACCCTACTTTCATATTTGCACGAGTTCTGATTACAGGCTCAGCAATAGTATCAGCTAAATTGATAGCTCGTAATGCTTTACCATCGCCTTCAGCATCAAAAGCATAGATAAAATTTTGGCGAGGTGAAGCCACAATCGTAGATAGACCAAGCATTCCAGGGCATAATACCATCTTAATTCCTAAGTAAGTAAAGTCTAATGCTTGAGTTAAGTTAGCCTGAGTATTTGATGCAGCAACAGCAGCACGATAAGATGTAGCTACAGCAGAAGATACATACAATCTTAACTCCTCTTGATTAGCAATTACAGCAGCAGGAATTGCAGCGTAAACTAAAGCTAATTTAGCAAGTACATTCGCAGCAGTGATTGCTGGAGGTGTAGCTCCACCTACTTCAATTACATTATCTGAATCAGCTTCTAAAGACTTCTTATATCCATCACATAAAGCTAGTGCAGCAGTACCTGAATCAGTATCACCTGACCAACGTAATTTTTCTACATTCTCAGCGATTGTCTTAGACATCTCATTCCAATAGTAATCCATAAAAGATGCAACAGTGAAATCACCATTAGATCCTTTAGTCATTTGTAATGATACAAAAGACTGCTCTAAGTCAAATTGACAAATTTGTGCCATTGCAGATAGAGAACATACATCAATCTCTACAGATGCAAGGTCATCAGTACTAGCATTCCATCCACAGTTCTCTGCCTGCAATACCTGTCCAAAGACCACATTAGAAATTTTAGTCTTATATTTGACACCTGGTAAAGTACGATAGTTGTCTACTACTTCCTCATTTAAATAAGCTCGGCTATAAAAAGCCTCACTGTTTGCTTGTAATAATGCAGATGCATCAATGTCCAAGTTGAATCTTAATTTTCTACTCATTTTTTTTGTTTTTTATTTAGTTATTATTGTTTAAAAATTTACTTACCATGCTGAATTTATCATGCTGTGATAGTTTAGTAGCAACTACTTCCTCAGTAGCAACATCTTCAGCCATAACTTCCTCCATGTGATTTCTTAAATCAGCTATCATTGCTATAATAGCATTGATTTGCTCATCAATTACAGGTTGTACTATAGCCAAGATAGCTTCAGCATCAGCAGCAGGATCAATAGCCATCTCTTCTGTGGCAGGTGTCTCTGTAACTACTTCTTCTTCTACTACTGTCTCTAGTGCAATCTCTTCTGTTAATGCCTCTTCAGCAGCAACAGGTGCATCTTTAATCTCGGTAATCTCACCGTCTACTACGACATAGATTTTACCATCAATTATTAGATGTTCTCCATCAGGTAACTTCATACTATATTTATTATTTAATTGATTACTTAATTTTAAGCCTAAGAATCCCTCAATAGAGAATCCTATCTGCTCATTTGCTACTAGCTCATTATAGTACTCCTTATCAGTTACCTGAGCTGTTACCATTAATGTGCCTTTAGGTACTTCAATACCATAGCTAGAGTAGGCTTTATCTTTCTTAGGATCTTCTACTATCCATGCCTCAAGTACATAAGCTGGCACTGTCTGATCAGTATCATGCTCTAGGTTAAATACATTCCTATTAGTAAGGTCTTGCATGAACTTAGAATGTATTTGCTCAATAGTCTCAGCTGAGAACTGTACATAGTACTCTTCATCATTCTCATCATTCCTATATATCTCCATAGGTATCATGGCAGGAGCTACTACTCTATACTTTAAGTCATCTGAGAAAAACAATTTTTTATGCTCATCAAATGCCATTCCTTTAGTAACAATAGCAGGAGTAGAGGTGAAAGCTATCTGCTCAATCCCTAACTCTTCACCATCTGAATACTCAGGATCTATAGTAATTTTATAGATTGGTATATCTTTTGTCATAACTATATTATATTTTTTTTATATTTGTTCAAAAATTAAAACTATGATAGAATTATTCGGCAAAGAAATCCCTTCTAAGATGGATGAATTAACATTAGAGCAGTTCCAAAAGATATCTGCTATCCATAATAATGAAGAGTATGATACTCTTGAGAAACATTGTAAAGTCTTTGAGTATCTAGGTATAACTGAGGAGGAGATGGATGTAGACTTTGACCTGTTCTTAGCTAATGTTAAAGAGTTTAATAATAATAACTATACTCATAAAGATACAGTAGAAGAGATAGAGCTAGAGGGATATACTTATAAGGCAGAGATGAAGCTCTCAGTGAAAGATTCTAGGATTGTTGAAAAGATTGTTAAGAAAGATAATAAAGAATATATATCTGACATTATGGCTCTGATGTTCAAACGAACTGACTTGACTAATACTGAGCATTATGATCCTGCACATCTTAAACACAAAGCTAAACTATTCAGCAAGCTCAAAGCAGATATATCTATCCCTTACCTTACCTTTGTAACTAACAAAATAACTAACCATGCAGAATCTCAAGCTCCCAAAGAATTGGAATCAGATATCAGTAAGTCAGTTCCTGGAGCTGAGGAGTCTGAGCAGTGAGGATGGAATGTTTAACTATCAGATTGATGTACTTTCTGCTTTAACAGATAGCAATATCTCTGACTTTGAGGAGCTAGATATAGATGAGCTAGGGGAATTGACTAAGCAGATTAAATGGATACAGTCTGATCCATCTAGGAGGTATAAGAGTAAGCTAGATAAGTATGTACTTAAGCCATTCAGTAAGCTCACACTAGGTGAGTTTATAGACCTAGAGCATTACTTCTCTAACAACTACCTAGACCACTTCTGCCACATCTTAGCATTGCTGTACAGGAGAACATCTAAGAACATCTATGGTGATGACATCATTGAGCCTTATGAGTATAGCCCTAGAGATAGATTAGATTGGTATTTAGACTATCCTATCACTGATGTTTATGGATTGATACCTGAGTATCTAAAGTATAGAGAGAACTTTACTAATACCTACACTAATTTATTGGTAGATGTAGTGACTGATGATGAGGTGCTTGAGGATGCTGATGAGATTAAAGAGCAGAAGAGAGAACAGCAAAAACAAAAATTTGCATGGGAATCTACTATCATGGCTCTATGTAATGATGACCTAAGTAAGTTCAATAGCATCCTAGATATGTCAGTAGTGTTAGTCTTTAATATCTTAGGAATGAAAAAAACTTTAGACTAATAGAGGGAATCCTTGAGTGAATCCTGCAGGAGGATCTAGTGCATAGAATGTATAAGTAAGTCTTTGGTCACTTTGTAATATATCAGCTACCTCTAAGATAGGATAGTTCTGAGATATCCATTCTACATATTGACTATAGATTTCATTAGTAATACCTGCAGATGCTAGCTCTCTAGTAAAAGTATTAACCCAATCTCTAGGAGTAATTACTCCATCATTCCATAAGTGAGCTCCATTATTCAAAAAGATAAAGTAATACATGGCTATTATCTCAATCTCTAAGCTACCGAATCCTGTTACTTTAGCATTGATTCTGATACTCTCTACTAGTGTACCGTTATTTTGTACTATATCATTCCTTACAATCCTCTTTAATAGAGCAGCCATCCTCCTACGAGTAGGATACAATATATTAAACTCACCTGTATTCTTATATGCCATAACTATATTATATCAATTAAGCATTTTGTTTATAATGCTGTTATTTCCATAGTCACTTCTCCATTAGGGCAAAAAGTATTATACACATGATAAGGCATTTCTAGTCTTACCCTGTTATCTCCATTGTCAAAGTATGTACCATACTGAGTAAAGTCAGAGCCTTCAGCATTAGCATTACACATAGCTACAAATGCACCTATTTCACCTTGAAATTCACCTGTTTGAACATCCCACTGTACACCATTACAAAAGAAAATTATACTATTTTGTGGAAAAAGCTCTGCCCATTCTATTGCCTGACTATAAGCTGTATATATTTTTTTAGGGATAGGGCAATTAGTCCATGATGGAATCACTACTGATAAATTCATCTGCCATCCTGCAGCATAGTCTAGTAGATCATTATTCAATGGTATGAATGTAGGCTGTCCATCTATATCAAAGTCATAGTCATCACTAAATGTAAACTCTAGGTATAGGTCCTGGAGTATCTGCTGAGTATCACTTAGAATAGTAGTGATGTTAGCTCTATCCATCTGTATGATATCAAAGCAATATACTTCTATATTAAAGATAGAGACATTCTCATAAGGAGTAACTCCACTAGGTACTACATAGACTAGAGGATACTTCTCATCTTTAGTAGCAAAGTTTACCATTTGCTCTTTAAAGTCTGAGCCTACCTTTTCTACTTGTGCATGATTGTCATAGAAAGCAGTAATCTTATCTACTATGGATTGATAGCTTATCATAATACTGAATTATTTTGTATGTTATTAATATGATTCTGTGATGCTGTTATCTCAGTCTCAGATACTACTGCTGT